AACAAGTCAGCGGTTGCAAAAGTGATCGCATCTTTGTGATAAATCAAGTTCTGTGGGTACTGGCTAGAAGCTGCGCCAACAAATGTAGTTACTGCACCGCTAACTGGGAACGAATCAATCGTTGCAAGCGCGTGGGCAGAAGTGTACATTGCTGGGCTAACAGTTACAGTCGCAGCGCCACCAGAGGACGATGTTACGTCAGCTACCACTACGAACTGCTGGAGTGAACCAGTAGACTCGCGGGTTTGTGGGTTAACTGCAAATACGCCAGCTACGGTAAATACGTCACCAGCCTTGATGGTCAATGCGTTACCAACACCAGCTAATACGATAGTGTTAGAACCTTGAGCCGTTACGGTAGTGCCAACAGTACCAGTTGCGTTGCGTGAACCAGTTGTGAACTGCTTGATAGATTGGCTCATGTTGATCTCGTCAAAGCCCAATACGCCCATACCCATCATGCCATTCTTGAACTGGCGTGAAATAGTATCGGTTGGGTTGAAAAGACCTTTCATGCCTTCTACTAAGCCAGCGTTAGCGGCTGGGTTAACAGTTGCATAGCGTGGGGACATTACGGCAGCAGCTTCGTTCAGCTTTTGTTGAGCAGCCAACAAAACAGCAGAAGTTGCTGGGGTAATGCCAGGAGAACCAACGGATTGGTAAATGTTTCTAAAGCTGTTAGCTACGTCAGCGTCGATTGACGATGCCAACTGGCTAATACGTGGCTTTAGAACACGCTCTGCGAAGTCATCTAACTGCATGGTCATCTCAGCGGTGGTGAAGTTAACACCAATGTGCTTTTGATTCGATACGGTCAGCGTGGTGAACTGCTCGTTGTCGTCCTGAACTTGCAGGGCGGCACCGTCAGTTACCAAAGCGCGGTCTGGTAGACGAATACGGAGTGTGGAACCGATTTTTGCGCCTTCAACAGCAAAGCTGTCATCGTACGCGCGGTTTACGTTACGTGTGAGTACCAGGTTGTTCTCGAGGATTTCGAGCGCCTTCCGGGTAATCATGTCGATGGTTAAGATCGAATTTGACATATTAAGTCCTTAAAAATAGTTAGCGGTTTCTCTGCGCTTCCCACTTTTTGACCTGTCTTAGGCGTTCTGCTTCGATCCATTCTGACGTACTCATATTCTTTACAGAACGAGGGTCAGTCGTATCGTAACTAGAAGATCCAGAGGATCTTGCCGTGACAGGAGCAATCGGTGCTGGAGCGCTCGAAGTCTTTTTTACAGAAGGATTATCAGCTAATTTAGCCTCAATCTTTCCTAATTCTTTGGCCTGCTGGAGTGGCGCTAAACGAGAAATACGCTCCGCTTCTTTCGGATTAGACCCTAGGTAATAAGCCATATCGGGGCCAATATCAGAAGCTTGGATCGTTTGAGCCATTGCGTCAGTGATTGGGAGCTTGGGGTTGTAGGCGACTTGTTCAAAGTCGTCGTACTTGTTCCGCGCTTCTTCTTCCCTGTCGTGGTAGGACTCAATGATCTCAGACTGCATCCTAGCTTGTTCACGCCTAGCAAGCAATTCTTCTGCCTTCTTTTCAGCCAAAACCTCGGCATACTCGTCAGGTGAAGCAAACTGCTCAATTGGCGGGATTTCGGCTGGGGCTTTAAGCTGCTTTTCAGCGGCTCTAGCGGCCTGTTCTCTTTCCCACTTACGTTGCTCTCTAGCAAGTCGTTTCCCGATAGCGGCATCCAATTCTTCTTGTGAGAAGGTTTTGGGTGCTTCTGCTGCGGGTTCTACTGCTTCCGGCGCTAATTCTTCAGTTTCAGGTGCAGCCGTTGCCACCTGTTCTGGCGCGGATACTTCCGCTGGCACTACTTCTTGCTGACTTTCGTCCATTTCGATGTTTCCTTAGAAACCCTGGTGTGTCGCACCAGTACGATTGATACAAAATATATTCTTTAAATTCTAATCCGTCAAGTCGGTTATATTACGCTAATTCGGAAGGCCGACCAATAGCCGCCAAACCACCAGACAAAAACACTGCCGATGAAGAAACGGCGTTTCTTACCTGCGTACCTGTTGATGTGGGAGTAAGTTGCAACTCAATGGTGGCTGTTGATGTGCCTGTAACGGTCACAACAGCAGAAAGAGTAAGGCTTGACAACAAGGTCGCTGAATCTTCTTGCACAGTTCCAAGTTGAACAATGTTGGTGTTTACGTTGGCTAGAACGAGCGCCGCATCTTTTTGCCATGCTGCAAATGAAACAAGGTATGTAAATGAATGGACGTCATAAGATGTTCCAGCAATACCCGTTCCAATGTTTACGTTTAGCAAAACTGACCCCGAAGATCCGCCTGTTTGTCCACCGCAATCAACATTTATTGTGCAAACAGTCAAGGTGGCGCCGCTAGCCCAATCAATTTGTTTTTCAAACCCTGCTATAGTAGCGCGAGAATTTCGCAAAGCGCCTGATGTTGTTCCAGTATTTAAGGTGCCTTCGTAAGTAGCGTCAAACCTTGTACCAACTTGATTGCCGTTTGCCAATGGATAGCCAACATTGGAGGCTGAAATCATTTCAGGGTTAAGAATTTTTATTAGCTTATTTGTACCACTAGCAGAATCTATCGCTTGGATGCTATTAACCGCATCAATTACAAAAATACCAGCGACTGATGTTACATCGTCAACATAAATGTTAGCGTTGGTAGTGGCCATGTATAGGGTGTTGATGGCTTTTGTACCTCCCGATGCAAAACCCGTCAAAAGCAGACCATACTGCTTTGCAATTTGACCGTCAGCTACAGCATCCGCAGCGTTACCTTCCAAATAAACACCATTGATTGAGTTGGAAAAAGAACCGCCAAACACAACACCTGGGCCGTAGTTATTTTCACTGGTAATTTGCGTTACAAACGTCCCCACGTTAAGGTTAAGACGAATACCGCAACCACCCGTTAAATTAGTTGTGCCAAAACCAAAAGGATTGGTAACTGCGTTATACAGGGAACCACAGTTTGCGGCACGAAGGTTATCCATGCGGACCGAATTAACCGCTGGGCTAGTAAAGGAGTTAAGGTATTGGGCGCCAAACATCATCCCCAAAGCGGAACAGTTGCGGGCTGTTAGGTTGCTTAAACGGCAATAATAAAGAAAGCCACCAACAATACCTAGTTGGCATTTTATTACGCTAATGTTGTCAAAAACAGACTCATTGATAGCGTACTTAATAAATAAACCAACGCCAGCAATGTTGTCACCATCAATAGTAAAATTTTGCAGCCTTACCGATGAAAGCGCGGTATCTGTTGGATCTCCAATTGCTGTAGCGGATGCTTGAAAAATATTACCGCCAGCAGCGCCAGTCCATTTAAAAATGGCGTTGCGAGTAGGCAATGGACTCCAAGAATCTTTTGGGCCTTGAATAATTATTCTATTTTTAATGACCAATGTGGCGCTGACGTTATATGTGCCTGGTGGGACATAGCCGCCGCCTGCATCAATAAATGTTTGAATTGCAGATGTTGAGTCTGCAACACCTGTTGGGTCGGCGCCAAAATCCAAAATATTGTTTGGGGCGCCTTCAATCATTGAATAGGTGGCTTTTGTTAAAGACATAATTTATCCTTTAGAAAATGCTTGTACTTCAGCAGCAGTTACGGCGATGTTCCAAAACATTATTTTTTCAATCCATATGTTTGAAGTAGCTGTTACCGATGCGCCTATATTCATTCGATCAACCACAGGCAGAGTTACAGTATTGTCCGTATTTGGTGTCAAAGCATTAATTGCAACAGTACCGTTGTCGGTCTTGTAAGACAAAACCGAGGTGTTTTTTTGTGAAAATGTAAACGGTGATGTTGCACCTAACTGCGATGCTCCCGCTGTAAACATTGCAGCACACGCGCCCAATACGCCACTTAATCTGTTAAGCAAATTGATCCTGTTATTTGCCGTACCATCGTTTATGAACAAAGGGTTTGGAGTGCCTCCAATTGTTTCACCACTTGCCAACAAAGTTCCCTCACTCGCATTAAACCAATCGCTAAAATTCGTACCCGTCATGGTTGCAACATCAGCGTTGCGGGTTAATGCGGATGCCTCTGTTGGAATGTAGCTAGTGGCGAAAGCGCCAAGTTCTTGTTGAGCGCCGTATGCGTAAAAGGTACCCGTGGTAGATAGGCCAAAACCAGCTTGTGCGGTTACGCTTGTGATGGCACCTACAACAGTACATCTCCACCAACCGTTTCCAGCATTTTCGCTGTATGCAGTTGTAAGACTTGCGCCGATTGCAGACACCGCGCCAGTGCTTAAGTTAAATGTCGCTCTGAAAAGTGTTGATATAGATAAAAACACGTTGACTGAGCTAACGGAACCAGCTTTGAGGTATACGCTCATTGCGTAAGTACCTGTTGTCGCTAAATTAGCTGTCCTT